TGTCCCCAGTCCACCCACCCGCAGGGGAAGCCTGGGCAGCAGCGCCGGTGATGCCGCCCCAATTCACGCCGGATGCGATACTCGTGAAGTTCGCAACGCCAGCGGCGGTCACACTCCACAGCCCACCAGTGCTCTGCACGGTGCCAGTGAACGTCGCACCGCTCAGCGATGCCTTCGCAGCGAGGGCGGTTTGTAGATCGGCCTGCGACGCGATGCTGCCGCCGATGCCGCCCCAGGTAGCAGATGTCACGGTTGCCAAAGGCGTAGGTGTGCCCGGGATAGTGTTTACACCAGATGAGGAGCTGCCCCATGGGCCTACGGTGTTAGGCATAGACAGCCCTCACAGAAGCGTTAATGCCAGTCATGGATGTGCCTGGGGATATCGGTGTGACCAGAGTCCGATCCATTCCGTGTACCTGTATCGGTGCGAACAGGTAGCTGGATGTCGCGCTCGCATCTGCACCCGTGTAACAAACCACCTCGAAATAGGCTGGGTTGGCGCAGTTCGACGGCCACAGCCAGGAGACGGTAATATGGTTTCGAATAATCGTTGTCGGACTTCCGCCGTTATTATTAATCCCATCACCGGGGTCATAAAATCGCATGAGTTCCCCCTATGTGGTGATCGAAATGGTTACGTTGTAGGGGACCGGGAGCGTCAAAGCAGCCGGCGTGAACGAGTACGGCGTCTCGCTCGACAGCACGCGGCCGCCGCCGCCCCAGAGGTTGAAGCTGAGGATCTTCAGGTAGGACAGGACGCCCACCTGGCCCGGCTGCAGCTCGTAGCGGAACATGGCCGAATCGCACCGCCCCCAGGACGCGCCCGAACTGTGCGAGCTGATCGTGGTCCCGTAGAGGCCCCGGAAAAGCCCGGTCAGGTTGTAGTGGTTCGCGCTCGTCAGGGTGGCCGTCTGGTAACTGATCATCTCTCCGTCCACCCAGAGCAGGTTCAGCCCGTTCTGGGCGCTAGCCAGATCGATGCTAGAGAGCGTTCCACCATTTGGCAGGACCACCGAGAGCGTGTTCGTGTTGTCCTGGGTCATACCGCCCGCCCAAGTAGCCAACGAGGCTGTGAGGGTGCCGTAGCGACCCGGCGCGGTGATAGTTCCGACCTTGCCGTAGCTGCTACCCGAGATGCTGGCGTATACGTCCCCCGTCCCCCAGTTCGCACCACCTGTCGTAAGGACGCAGGCCTCGGGTCCGCCGCTCGCCGAGAACAAGGCCGGCGACGTGAAGATCAGCGGGGCAGCGCAGGCGCCCGGGTCCACGTTGACATTGGGCGACGTGCCCGCGGGGGTCTGCGCGGTGTAGAGCGCGGCGCTGGCCACGCCGAAGGGCCACTCCTCGCAGGTGAAGGTCATCCCCTCTGTTTCGTTGTCCTCTCCGGGGATGTCTACCGAGACTATGCGGACGGTCTTGTTGACGAAACCGATGATGGGGTCCGAGATGTTCGTGAGGTCCATGGCCTCCAGGAGCATGTACTTCAGGCCGAGGTTGAACTGGTAGCCGTTCCGGATGTAGACGTTGCGCTGGCTCAGAATCAGCGAAATCTGCGAAGCCACGGCGGCCCGGCAGATGCAGTGCAAACTCTTCGCGGTGTCGTTCTTCTGGCCGATCAGCGCGACAGATACCGGGTCCGGCATCTGCATCACGTTCACGTTGTAGGCCAGCAGCCGGTCCAGGTACTCGATGGGCACGCAGTTAAAGACGTCCTGGGTGCTGTCGCGGGTGATCTTGATGGGGTCGCTGGGCCCGTTGGTAATGAAGTCGTCGTAGCCCAGGTTGTAGATGGGCGTGGTGTTCGGCGTGTAGGTCGCCCCATTGGCGGTGATGGGCACGTCGCCGTAGGGAAGTACCTGGAGCACCATCCCGGTCGCCGTCGAGTGGCTGATGATCTCGGAGTTTGTGGCGTCGAGGATGTCCTGCAGGTGGTCGCCGGCGTTCTTCTGGGTATCGAAGCTCGGGCTCAGAACGAATCCGCAGGCCTGGCAGTAGGTCTTGTAGGAGGCCGCCCCGGTGGTCATCCCGGCCACGTCGATCATGCTGGCGGTGAAGCCAGGAGTCCCGTGGTTCGGGTCCGTCAGGAAATCCGTGATGATGTCCGAGGGACGGGCGTCATAGGCGGATGTGGCTAGAGGATCCTGCTGGGTCGCCAGAAAAGCGACCATCTCGAAGCCGAAATTTGGGATGGACGCGCTGGTGTTCAAAGGCAACGAGGCAGAGGCCACATAAGCGAAGCCGGAATAGGGAGCAGCCTGGCTCGGATAGTTCGATGTCAGGGTTGCCCAGGGTGTTTGGGGAATCGTGCCGGTGGCCGTGAACGTGAACCCGAACCCCGCCAGGCTGCCCAGTGCCCCGGCGCTCCAGACCTGGTTGATGCTGGAGATGGGGCCCTCGCAGAGGGCGATGATCACGAAGGCGTTGTAGGTGTAGGTGGTGCTGGACTGACTGCCCGGGCCGCCCTTGCCGCTACTCTGGGTGGTCGTGTGCGGCGTGGCGATGAATCCGCTGGGGGGCGCGAAGATCAGGTTCCCGCTGATTCGGGTGGTGCCATAGACCAGGGGCAGGCAGGATCCGTAGATGCTCGTCTGGATCTGAATGCCCGCGATCTGCTGGTCCACCTGGGACTGGTTGTGCCGGCCGCCCATCAGGCACCCCACACATTCAAAGACCAGACGCCCTGCTGGGCGCCCCGCAGAACGTGGTTGCGCTCGGCGTCGTCGAGGATGACTCCGAGCCGAATGTAGGCGTGGATGAGCTCCGGCCATTTGGTGACGATGGCACCGTGACTCATAGCCTTGTCGAAGCGGTAGAGGATGATGTCCCCAGGCAGCGGCGCCCGGTCCACCTTGTGGGCCACGCGCTCCACGATCTCTAGGTACCGCTCTTCCGAGCGGTGCAAATGCCAGTCGTGGGGGTAGTCCTCGATCTTGGTGGGCTGGATCACCCCGGTGTCCTCGAAGACAGCCGCCAGGAACTGCCCGCAGTCCACGCCGGCGCCCCGCACGCGGCCCTGATGGAGATAGGGGGTGGGAAGCCAGGTCAGGGCCTCCTGGACCACGGCCAGGCGCTGCTGCTGCTCCTCGAGGGGCAGGTGGACGATCTGAGCCTGGGCGGCCAGCATGGTGTCCGCGATCATCCCGTCACCGTCGTTTCGGGTGGGGGCACCCACGGGCAGCCCCGGTACCGGGTCGGGTTGCTGTACTTCGTGTTGCAGGTGGTCCACTGCTTATCGCAGCCGGGCGTGATGGTGAAGGTGTCCCCGTTTGAGGGTGCGGCGGGCAGCGGCGTCACTAGGACGATGGCGCCGCCGCTGGTGAAGGTGGAGATGGCCCGCGTGGCCCCGGAAGCTGCGCCGGAGGTCATGGTCAATGTGCCGAGGTTGAAATAGCCTGTGGCCTGCCCCAGCCCGCTCGCAGTGAAGCCCGTCGTGGAGGGCCCGCTGGTGATCGAGCTGCTGACCGTGAGGCCCGCCAGGGACTTGCCGCAGTTCGCGTCTCCGAAGGCGTTGCTACAGCTGCTCTGGAACACCGTGCGGGGCATCTGGTTGATCAGGAGCTCCTTGAAGTCCTTGACCTCCAGGACCACGGTCGTAGTCGTGGGGGTCACGCCGGCCACGTTGCCCTGGAACAGGACCACGGACCCGAGCGAAGTATCCCCCCACCCGCCGGGCCCCATCGGCACCCATTCCACCAGGACCTGCGCACCGTCGAACCCGCCGTTGTGCGCGAACAGCGGCAGGCTCACACCACCGAGCAGGACCGTCTGGCCAGAGGTCAGGGTGATCTCGCAGGTCTGGACTTCTTTGCCGCGGGCGTGTCGGATCGGGCCGCGCTTAATGCCGGGCTGGGAGGTGGACTGGTCCGATGCACTCGTGAAGGTCCGCCCGCCGACTGTGACGTTCTGGTCGCAGCTGGTCCAGCGGTAGACCGTGCCCCCCATGGCCGCCGCCAGCGTGATCGTGTAGCAATTCGCCACAAGGAACACGGCGTTGTTGGCCAGCGCTGAGATGAGAGATCCAGACGCGGCTCTCATTTGAGGCTGATCAGTTTCAAAGTGCCGTTGCCCCAGCACAGGTTGACGATCTGCTCGAGTTCGAACTCGTCCATGTCGAAGCGGCAGCGACGGTAGTAGCCACCCGACCAGGTGAGGGGCAGGGCGTTTCCGGGGTTCGTGACCCAGGTGACGAGACCGTTGCTGATGGTGTAGTCCGTGGTCACGGTCTTCAGCACGCCATTCACATAGAGGCTGGGCGTCCCGTTCAGGTCGTAGATTGGGTAGCCCTCGATGTCGAGCAGCTGGTTGGTTTGCCCCGCGCCCCCCGTGCCGGTGCCGAACGGGGTGAGCAGGGCCGTGTTGCTGTACGGGTCCGTGAAGTCGAAGTAGTTGAGCTGCCCCATCGCCGCCATGAAGGACGAAAGGATGGTTGCCATCTCATTCGAGGCCGTCTGTTGGCTGAACCCCAGCACCCGCGCGAAGTTGATGGGGATTGAATATTTCCAGCGCGGAATGGACTGGAAAGCAGCCCGCGTCTCCTTCCCGCTGATACTGGTTTGGACCAGCGTGGACCAGACCGGGGTCCGCTTCACGGCAATGCCGATGCCGAGCAGGGAGGATGGGAAGACGGCGGTCATGACCGCCGTCCATTGCGCATGGCACTGCCGAACAGCCCCAGGAATCCAGCCTGAACCTCGGGACGCTTGACGAAACTGGCCACACCAGCGGCATCAATGGCGTGAATGTGGAGGTGGTTCCCGCCACCAAAACCGCCACCAGAGGCGAGGCTTTCTCGTAGCGGGTTGGCGATATTCGCCGGGAGCACCATCTCGTTCTTGTGGATCATCGCCACCTGGTCCGATGGAACCCGGTCCCAGCCACCCTCGGCAAAGGCCATGACGCCGGTGAAGGATGCAGCGGCGGCGATGGGCGCAAGCATGGGGCCGATGAACGGGATGCCGACCGTGGCATTCCAGGCGGCAGCCGCGGCACTCTTGGCGTTGGTCATGACCTGGGTCATGTGGGCCTTGTCACCCTCGATCTGCTGCAGCACGAAGTACTTCAGCCACTGCAGGCCCATGTTGATGATGGACTTTTCAACCATGCTCTCCATCTGTCTCATAGCGCCTTCGACGCCATCCTTTAGGCTCATCTGGCCGTGGAGCATCTTCTGGATCCCGACGTCCCACCCGCTGGTGATCTGGTCCAGGATCCTCATCTCGCCTTCAAGCCGCTTTTTCTGGTTCTTCTCGATGTCCTTGGCGATGTCCTCGTGGATCTTCCGATCCAGGTCAGCGAACTTCTGTTCCTCCGCTGCTTCGGCCTGCACACCCTCCAGCCAGTGCTTCTCGGACTGGGTATCGAGCGTCTGAATGGTTTTCTGGTACTCCCGCTCCTGGTCGGCCATCTTTGCTCGGATGGCCGCGATGACTGAGGCTTTGCCCTGGGCCAGCGCGATTTCCTTCTCGCCTTCGGCCTGCTCTGCTTCCAGCTTGTCCATGGCCGCAGCCTTGCTGTTGGCGATCATCTCGTCGTAGTCAAGGGCGCCCATATCGACCAGGTGCTTGTCCGCGGCGATGCGGGCGTTCACGCTGTCAACGGCGATCTTCAGTTCTTCCTCGGCTGAACCCTTCGCCAGAGCCAGCTTTTCAGCAGCCGCCTCAGCCGCTGCGGCTTTCTGCGCCTCCAGTTCCTTCTGGGTGGTGCCAACCTT